ATCAGGTAATAACCATCGTTTTATTTTACGTCCATTCTTTGTAAGACCATAATACAATTCACCATCTAATACTCTTTGTGCAGTAGAAAGTAATTGACAATACTCTGTTGCCATCTTGACTATATGTTTGTCAATGTGCCACTTAGCATTCTGAATAGGGTCTTCATGTAAGTAAAATATATTCATGTTCTATTTCTTTTCTGTTAATATTTTAATTTTTTCTGTTAACCATATAATAACACATTTTTCTTCTTCTGTCAAGTCTTCTTTTAATTTTAAAATTTGATCATATCGTTTAAGAACAGCTAAGTCTTGCCATTCAACTCCAGTTAAACTCATTTTTTATCTTTCATACGGTAAAAGATGTGAGAACCAATTTGAGCAATCCTATCAAGTTGTTTTGACCATCTAGGCTTTACATAGGTAGCGTGGTAATGTGTTGCACCTTCTGTAATTCCAATATATGATCTATGAACATACATATCTCTAGCAAATTTACGTGACCGTTCCCAAGCAGTAGAATCTGTAGGAGTGTCTGCTCTTCCATCACAATACCAACTAAATTGACATTTATGTCTTTTTGGAAAACCATTTGAATCTGTTTTAGCTTGATACACTACTGAACATATATCATTGGGATAGTGTGCATGGTTCGCCCTGTTAAGGACTACATCTGTGACTGCCATTGCATCTGCTAATGAAACTGCTTTTGTTTCAAAATAAATATTAAGAGCAAGACATTTTATTTCATTTTCTTCTATATTTTTTTTGATAACTTCTTGACCAGCATATACTACTGAAGTAAATACTAGACTGTTTACCATTACTGCTGTAATAAGTTTTTTCATTTCTGCCTCTGATATTATTTTTTATATTCTTCGTACTCTTTTAATAGTACTTCTTGTAGTTCGTAAGCCTCCTTTTCATATGGTAAGTCAAAATAGTTTTGACCATCGTGATTTTCATTAATTCCTAATTCATTTCTTGCGTACTGTTTAACATGAACCATTTCGTGACACACTGTAGTAATCATTTCCACTATGTCTAGTTTTTTGTTAACTTCCAATTCAAATGTTCGATTGTCATCAGCCATCATACAATATCCAGCTGTATTATTTTTAAGATTATTTATCTGTATTTCTACATCTAAGGTTTTCATTCTCGGCATAAGTTTGTCGATACAGAAATAAGCAACGTCACTTACTAGTTCACGTTGCTTTTTATTACCACCTATAGTGTAGATAAGGTTCATTTTTAAACTAACTCTAAAGCTTTTTTGAAAAGAAAAGATGCCCCATCATCAGAGTCAAAACCCTCTTCAGATGCAAAATCCATTGACGAACTTTGGTAGCATGTATCGGCGATACCTTTTGTGTTTAGGACATATGCAACACTTTCAGCAGTGTTACCCCAACCAACAAGTCCAAGATTTGAGAACATTTGAATCCCACCTTTGTGGGCACTGATGAAGTCTACTTGATTTGACATTTGTAATACCTTTCTCTCTTGATTACATATATACATTAACACAAAAGGGGGGCTGTGTCAACCCCCCTTTTTTCTCAATGATTTCAGTCATTTAAGACTGTCACGTTATCATCATTTATATCATTGAGGATAAGTGATTCGGTTGACTATGATGAGAGAGAGAAAGGGCCAACCAAATCAAATTCTTATATATTTCCTAATTGATAGACTAAATTCCACCATGTATATTGTTGTGAGTTTTCAACTCCAAAAATCCATAATATATCCATCCAACCTAATCCAAAGATGATTATTAGAATATATCCAAGATACTCACCAATGTTATTCATTACATTTGTCATATCAGATACAAAGGCCCTGTCCACTGAATATCAAATCCACCATCAAGAACATTTCCCCTAGCACCATTCCGAGCAGGAGAATTGTAACCAGCAGCTTTTAACAGATCACCTCTTTTGAATTTTTTGTCATTGTCTGTATTTACAACAAACCCCCAAACAGAACCACCTTTTTTAGTCAGAATTTTGATATACTTTTGACCATATTTAATAACCCAATCACCAGCAAATTCTTTTTGCATTTTTTCATTGTCTAAGAATTTATTGTAATCATGGTTAGCTGCAGATAACATATTTGCTATACCAAGTTCGATGGTATCGAATTGTTTGTTTATTGAAACTGACATTATAAACCTTTCTCTGTCATTATGTATATACTATAACATGATTCGTTTGTAATGTCAAGAAAAAAAACCCTGCAAAGCAGGGGTTTAATTTGTTACATTTCTGCACCAGATGCTGATCCTGGCGCTTGTGGATATTCATCAGGTGGTGGAACTTTATAATCTTCATCCCAACCAAAAGCTTCTCTTACTACATTGCCAGATAAACCTTTATATACTTGATGTAGTTTTTTATCTTTTGCATCACATAAAAGTTTAGCTTCACTTTCATGTAGACCCTCTAACATCTGAAAAAACATTACTTCTTTTCTGTGTTGTTTCGTGTCATTATCTGCACCCTCAATAAAGTGCCAAAGTTTTTTAGCTTCCATTGCAAGAACAGAGTGATTTGTTCCAGCTGGTGCATCATTGGGTTGATAAGGAACAGGGCCTTCTGGAAACACCCAATTAATTTTAGGATCAAATCCTGCCTTGAGTACCATGCGTAATGCATCAGTATTATTTTCTCTAAGGATTCTTACTTTTTGATCTTTACTTTTTGCCTTATGCACCTTGTCAAGTATTTCTGTAAAAAGCATAGTATATGTTTGTTCTGGCATATTAAAATTCTCCAATTGTTTCAGTAAGATTTTTCAATCTTGATTTTATAAAATAATTTAGTAAGTTGCTTCGGTCACCGAATGGAGCTGCATGAAACTCTGTTACAATTTCATCTTCAAGTTCATTTGGGATTTTACTCAAGTCAATGAGTTTTTCATTTCTTTGATAATTTCTTTTAACCTCATCGTGTAAATCATTAATATTCATATTCAACCAAGTATCAATCTTTTTCTTTCCTAAAGGTTTTTGTCGCAATCCATCAGTAAATGTATTGTCTGGTGATAGAACATTAGGCACTCCATCACTAGTATCACCTTTAAATATGTGTTCTTTTATATATGTTTCTGGATTATGACCATTTACATACTTTTTAAGAATTGGTGAATATTGTTTTACATTTACATATCTTTGAAGTTGGATAAAATCTTTATCTCCAGATACGATCATAACTTTTTCATTCTTACTACGATCTTTTTCTGTTTGAGTATACTTACACAATATAGCTATAATATCGTCAGCCTCTGCACCATAAACTTCTAGAACCTTATACGGTAGGTTGTCTTTTATTTCTGCTTTGATTTTATTTAAGACTTCAAAGATAGCGTTCCAATCTTTGTTATCCTTTTCTCTACCTTTTTTACGATTAGATTTGTACTGTGGAAAAAAGTCTCTTCTCCAATAATGTTTAGAATCATAAGTAAGTATTACTTCACCATACTCTCCACTAAACATTGTTCTGTACATACGAACCGAATTGAGAATCATATGTCTAACCATACTTTCATCTGGTTCTTTAGATTTTGTCATATTCAAATGCATCATTAGACTAGCCAACGAAATTTGATTCATATCAATAAGTATCATTTTGTATCATCTTCCTCAAGAATTTTCTTCACCAATTTATCAAGTACATCATGGTCAAACTTCGCAGCAAAACTAGTTTCTGTACCGACAGTTTTTACTTTCATCATGGAAGATATAAGAGTTGACATTACATGGTCATATCCCATTGATCTACACATGATAGATTTTATCACTTCATTTAAGAATCCAATCTCAGATATAAATTCTTCATCTTTTATTTCTACACCATTTTCTGCAAGATTGTGTATAGTAGGAATCATTATACTTTCCGCTACTTCATCAATGAATAACATATCATCTGTTAATTGATCAGTTTCTTGGGGAGATACAATTTTTACTCTAGACCAAGGGCCCTTGACTACATTGTTTGTGCTGGACTTATCGTCTTCCACTGTACCCTCTTTTCTGCGTACTCACCATAGTAGTCATCTACCCAATCGCCGTGTTTTAAGTAGTGTTGCATGTTTCGTACATAAGCTACACAGTTAGCATATTTTGAATGTGAACCCTTCACATCTTTACGAACTTCTGCTTTATAAGCTGATGATAAAGATTTTTGTGTCTTGATCCATTCTCTTATCTTTTTAGCAGATAATGGATGATCATCACCCTTATCAATAACAGACTGACATATAGATTCATTCTTAGCAGGAGCTCGTGCTGCACGAGCCTTAGCAAGTCGTTCAGCTGCTGCTTCTCGTTGTTCTGGAGTCATAGGTTTACGTTTCTTACGAACCTTTGGAGCTACCCAACCATCATTAGCAGTTTTAGCTGTAATCTTTTTTCTAGACATTCAATATCCTTCTGTGTCTTGAATTGCAATTTTCTTTAACCATCTACGTCTGCCTGCTGCTTTAGCAAGTCTTTTCTTTTCAGCTTTAGCTGTGAAGTGAGATTTTTCACGAACCTCATTTAACACACCTTCAGACTGCATACGTTTTTTTAAAACTCGTAATGCACCGTTGATATCGTTATTACGAACATCAACACGCATACCAGATTTTTCATATCCTTTATTATTTTTCAACTGTTTTAAGTCCTTCTAAAAATTCTATAATTAAATCTATTGCATCAGAAGTTACAAAATAATTAATTACTGAACTAATAATTCCATAATGATACAAAAGTATACCAACTAAAATCCAAAACACGGCTTTAATCATCTAATTTAATTACTTCCTCTTCACCATTTTCATCTGTTTTGGTTTTTATATACCCACCATCCCTTAAAGTATCTAAAGTGTGATGAATAATTTCATCTGGATCAATTTGGTATTTACCCCAAAAGTAAGATACTATACAAGCACCCAT